GGGTGCGCTGCCAATCGGTTGCGTTCTCGTCATAGACCCGCATCCGTTTACCGTGTTCCTCGGCAGCGCGCGCGTCTTGGGTGAATGTCAGATCGTCAAGGCGCTTCTGACGCTCCTTGTTGTCTTTGCGGTCTTGCCAACCGTTGCGAATGTTGCGGCCATTGACGAAACCATCAACCAGCCCTGCAATGCCATAAACTGCACTCATTTTAGCCCCCTCAAGCCGGTCCCGTTGCGCCCATGGCGCGCGGCTGCATTGTGCCGCCACCGTTTTCAAACTGCGCAATTGCCGCATCGAGCGCGGAGTCCGACACGTTCTTAAAGCCTTCCCATTCGGCGCGAAGTTGCGCCCGCTTTCCAGCCGGTGTGCTAGCAGCCGCAAGCCGCCGCCGCGCCAAATGGTTTGCCATTGTTTCTTGGATTTCCGGCGAAAACACCGTTGATCCGGGCAAGCCCATTTCGTCGGCCGCATTTCGCATCGTGGTGCCAACGATCTGCCAGCGCCCCATCGGAGTAGCCACGCGCCCGACTTGGCCCTTGACCCATTGGCCGTATTCACCGTTCGGGTCGGAAAACTGCCCGAGTTGATCGAGCGTCATTTTCGATACGTCGACTCCGTTGAAACGCCCGCCGTTCTGGCTGTTGCCATAGAGGGTGGAAAAATTGCCCCCACCCTCGGTTGCATCAACCAACCCCCAAAGGCCACTGGTGGCCCGCCCTTCGACTGGGGCGGGTTGACCAATGCCAGATCCAACGCCCGTACCAGATTGAGGGCTGCCGTTCTGATAGGCTCCCATTGCGGAAATATAGGCGTCCTGACGTTTAGCCGCGGCTTCACGTTCGGCCCTGTCTTTGCTATCTTGGCGCGCGTTGGCGAAGCCTTCTGCGAAACCTGCGAGTCCTGCCAAGCTCATGCTGCAATCCTCATCTGCGGCTTAGCCTTCGCTTTGGTTTTGGGCGGCAATGCTCCCATGGGTTCTTGTGGATCGTCGGTTTCGCCCTCGGCGGCGTCTTCCTCTTGGTCATTGCTATCGTCCAGCGCACCCATCGGGGCGAACTTAACGATTTGGGCCTGCATTTCCTTAACCTCTTCGGCCAGCTCTCGAACCGCGCCCATGGTCAGACCGATCATCGACAAGGCATCAATGCTCTTGCCGTCACCGATACCGGTAGCTTTCTGAAAGTCCTCGGCATAGGGACCGATATGCGTGCCGCCATCACCTTCGCCTTGCTTATAATCCCACTGCTCGACTGGAAGTTGCTCCAGCGCGCCAAGTGCATCAATCGGCGTCTTATTTTCTTTAATATCTTTCGAGGATGCGAATAGTCCCGCGACAGTGCCAAGTGCGCTTCCTACCGATCCAAGCGCACTTTGATTTGCCTGCCAGGTAGCCATGCGGTTCTGGTACTCGGTGTTCAGCAAATTGCCTTGCTGACCATAGCCCTGCATTGCACCGCCAAACCCGGCCTGTGCGGCGCCGTTCGATAGGCCCATGGAGGTGCCCGGATTAACCGCAAGGCCAGCGCCCATATTGATTGCGTTGGCCCGCAGTGACCGGCCCTGATCTTCGACACTACGGCGCGCAAGGTTTGCGGCACCGGCGCCAGCCAAAGCGGAGTCCGTATCAGCCTTGGCCCTTGCATTGAGGAAACGGCCAGACGCGGGATTGACGCCCATCGCCATGGCTTGCCGCTCCATTTGGCCTGCGGCTTGCGAGGCACCAAGAGACACATCGGCCCGCGCCGCATCGGCTGCTGCTTGTTGTCGTTCAGGCGAAGCAAAGCCGTTTGCCTCTTTGATGAAGGCATCCTGCAAGGGCTGAAATACTTCTTGGCTGCGGGTGCGATCCTCGGCAGCCCAACCATTGGTGATTTGTGCCTGATCCTTCATCCAGTTCAGCATCATTTCGCCGGTTTGCGCCGACTTCATTGCTGCGATGCCGATATTCGGATCCTGCTTGGGTGCGCTGCCGCCCATAGCTACCTCACGTTACTACTTCGTTGTCGTGGTGCTTGGCAGCAGCTTGGTGCGTCCCGGTACGCGCCATAGAAAAGACAATAGCATCTTTCCCATCTGCAAATCCACCACGCTTACGGTATTCGAACTTGAAACCAACCTTCATTGCTGCCGCTTGGGCAGGGATATTGTCGTCGGCGATGTTCGTCCAAAGCCGATCCAGATTGAGCGCGCGCGGATGGAACGCCAAGGTGCAGATGGCACCAATGATTTCGCGGGTCATGCGCCCGGTTGAAGTCAGGGCAAAATGCAACTCGGCTTGGGCACCGTTGAATGCCTGAAACACCGCTAGCGCAGCCGGTTCCGTCTCATTCTCACGAAATGCACCGAAGGCTACAGCGTCAGTAGCCCAACCCGCAGATCCTGTAAGGGGTTTGGCCTGTTCGAGCAGTTTGTCTTGGTTTTTGCGTGAAAAGTGCATGGCAGGCACCTCGTTTGTTGGTGGATGAAATCTTTGACGATGGCGCGGCTATCCCGCGTCTTTGTTGATCGCGATGGCGATGATCAGCGCGGGCGAACCGGTTGCGAATGTATAACTTGTGGTGCCGGAACTTGGGTTCGTATCGAAGCCAACAAGGGCGCCTCGTGCCACGGAATAGCTGTTGAGCTTGCCGGTCACATCGTTAGGAACCGCTGCATTTCCGTTTCGCATGCCCATGAACATGACCACGGAATTTTCCGAGCTGGCTGCGACAGAGACAACATTGGTCGGTAGCGGGGAATTACCGCCGTCCGTGTTTCTGACCGAAGCTATGGCGCTGACTGCTGCGCCAAAATCTGTGATGCCATAGACCTCATAGATATAGTATTCACCGTCAGCATTGGGGAAACTTATCGCAACTGTATTGCCCGATGTAACGCGCGCCGCTGTAACCGTTATGGCGTGCCCATCGTCGAAGGCCGTTGATTTTAGCGCCGAAACCACGGTTCCCGGTGATCCTGCGACAATGGCGGCATCGCCCGGAAGCAGTCCAGTACCGCCAGAGTTTCTCACCTGAACCACAAGGATTGTTCTACGGCTATCAATGCTGGACGGCGTAACCGTTACCCCGCCAGTCGCGGCCCCGGTCGCTAGCAGGGCAAAATCGAAGCCGCGTGAGGGATAGATACCATTGGGCATGAACGGAAACATTACTGCATCGCCATGACGGATGCCGACAAGATGCCGGTGTTTTTGGAAATGAACACCTTGAACTTGTTGGCGTTGGTTGTGTTTAGAGCATCGCCTCCGACCTTGCTGAAACCTGTAAAGGTGATCGCTCCTGCGGTGGTTCCATTGGTAATTAGAACCTCCAGCGAATAATCCCCGGCCCGCGTTGGTGCGGCAAAGGTGAAAGAGCCATTGTTGATAATCCGGCGCATGTTGCCCGGTGAAGCCGCCAGCGGGTCAGGGCTGTAGCTACCGGATGAAATCGTGCCATCATTTACGGCGGTTGTGGTGTAGCCGCCTTTCAGGATCGTACTGAGCAAATTGGCGATCGTGGTATCGCCGCTGAAGGTCTTATTGCCCGCAACGGTTTGATTGCCATTGAGCTGAACCTCGGTTGCCCATTCCGACCACACGCCTGCCACTTTGGAGCGGCGGTAGACGGTATAAGGGTCTTCGTTGTTGTAAAATTCCTGAATCGCGGACGTGGCGCTATAGTCCCAATGCATTATCAGGTCATTCACGCCAGCACCTGTTGGTCCATTTGACGCGCCAGTGCCAACTGCCTGAAATTTACGACCAGTCAGGGTGTTGAGGTTGCCGGTGTAGGGCGTGTTATTCACCGCCATGTAATTGTCTGCGTCGAAAGCCGTCAGATCGGGGTTCGTAAAGGTGGATAGGAAGTATGGCAGGCTGGTGAATGCGGTTATCCCGTCCCCAAAGCGCAGCCGTTTCGTATCGACCTCATAACCCGGTTCGCCCAAGGCAAGGATCGGATTGATAGACGCCCAAAGCGTGCTTTCACCAGATCGCGTCAGGAAACGCGCAAGGACTTCTGCCATATTAACCTCCGAAACGCATCGCCGTGATGCGGGTTGCCACCAGATCGGTTCCGGCAGCTGGGGCCGTCGCCTTAATCTTGCTGTTTGGGTCACCGGCTGATGATCTGGCCTGCAACGTGAACACTGTTGGCGCCCGGACAGTGACGCAAAATGACATGCTCATCTGCATGGATCTACCATATATAGCGTCATTGGTAAATTCACATGCTGCATGTGGTGTTAAGCCATCCCAGACTCTAGCCGCCACTTGACCCGCGGTGCTTGCTGCATCATTGCGATGTTGGATTTGAGCTAGGACCAGCCAAATGCCAGCGCCGAGCGCGACAAATGGCCCATCATACCACTGGTTTGTGACGGTCAAGGCGAAGTCTGCTGTCAGCTCTACGGATTTTGCGACAAGCTCACGCTGCAGCACTGTCATAACCTCGGCATTTGCCAAGGCTTCAAACTCGGAAAGCAGGACAGCCCGCTGATCTTCTCTGCCCCGTGTTCCGGCCAGCTTATCAAAGCGTTCATTGCGAAATGTGGATATTGGTTCCATCAGCCCACCATCAGTTCGTCAACGTCGCCCGCGACCTTCATCATTACCACAGGTACGCTGGAGCTTATCTCGATCTGCCATTCAGACCGGGCATCATGCGGGGCAACACGTTCGATCGCGTTTGATGTGATGAGTGTGTCCACCAGCTCACCATCGCCGTAAAGGCTGACCGAAAACTGATCGTCAGTAATCAGGGGCCGTTGCGTGCGAATGAAGGCGGCGCTGAAGTTCTGCGGAATGAATGACGAAAACAGCTTGGATCGCCATGTGAACACGGATGGCGCCGCAGTTTCATCCTCCCATTTATAGACCGACAGGCTGTCAGAGGCCAAAGCGTAAAGGTTGTTGGTGGCAGGATCGTTGTACATCGCCTTCGGTTTGAGAAGGTCCGTTTTCACGAAATGCGGTGACGCGCTTTCCAAGTCGATCATGCCAAGGCTCTGCAAGCCGAAGCTGGAGTCCGGGGTGCCGCCTGAAACAGGTATATAGTCTGTTGGGATACCTGCCAGTGTTGGCCCGGAGCAAACAAAATCCGTGGCAACACCGACCCCATACCCATCAGGCCCGCCCCCGTTGTAGATCGTGAAGGTGGAGACGTTGCGCAGGAAGATGTATTTGCCCCTAAAGCGATCAGCGATGATCGACGTTGGGCTGTAACCGATCCATTGCTCACGCGAAAACAACCCCTTGGTGATAAGCTTGGCCTCTGACGAGGAGATCATCACAAGCCCATCGTTGGACGGATAAAGGGCGGCATAGCCAATATCCACGATGCCGCGTCGTGACAGGCAGGGCATGCCCGCCTCCATCTTTTCAGACGCCATCGACTCCGGGTGCGTGCCTTGCATGACATAGGGGGTGCCAGTTGTCAGAACGGCAAGGTTCGATCCAAAGGCAGCCAGCCCGACAATCGGGTAATCGACAAGCATGGTGTATTTTTCAGGCCATGCGTGGGGCCGGTAGGGCTCGCAGAAATACACTTCATTGCCGCGAAAGGCTGCCATCATGCCATTGGGCATTGTGGTGAGGCCTAGCAGATCATCGGGCGGCATGTCGTAGTCTGCGGACGGCAACAGCTCGCCAAGCGGAAGCGATGCACTGTAATGGTCAAAGAGCGTGGTTGCCGTGGTGATTTCGGTGACAAAATATAGGCCGGTTGCTCCAGATGCGGAAGTTTGGCTACGGTAGATCCTGAGATGGGTAATCGCGCGGCCAGCCGGCGCAGTTGAGAAGCCGTCAACACGGATGCCAACACCAGCGGATGTGTCCAGAGACGCCGACAAGGGCGACGGCGCGCTTTCTTCGCCGAGAGAGGTCACATAAGTGTAGCAGAAAAAAACTGTTTCCAGAAAATTCGGGTCTGGAGTGGTCAGGTTGACAACCGACGGCCCGGATACCGGAGCAGGCAACGCCAGAACATAGGTAGTGGCACCATCGCGCACCTTCGGCACGCCATCGCCGGTGAAATAGATTCTGTTCGCGGCAATCGGGGCAAGCGCCACATCAACGACAGAGGCCCACCCAATCCAAGTACCGTTGAACAGGTAGAAGGATGCGACCTCGGTTAGAAACTGATGTACCAAGGTCGGCTGCCGGATCGGGGCAACAGCACCATTTTCAAAGATGGCATTGATCGCGTTGACTGAAAACTGATCAGCCAGCGCCCGTTCCTCGACTTGCGGGATTTCCCCCTGAAAGCCTGCCAGTGCAATGCGCATTGCTCACATCCAGTTCGTTTTGGTGCGAATAGGCGCGCGCTGTTGCCCCTTGAGATTGGCAGCAAACGCGGAATCGCAGGCCAGATTGAAATAGGCGCGCGCCTCGGCGCTACGGTTCGGGTCGGTAAACCGTTCTTCGGGCAAGCCATGCAGTCGCGCCAAGGCACCCTTTGCCAGAGCATCGGCATATTGATCGCGCATAAACGCGGGGATTGTGTTGTAGGCGTCCCGCAGTGGATCTTCGATATCATAGCCAAAGGCGTTGCCATGGCATGGCTTCAAGAAGGCCGACACGCGCAATGTTCCCGCTCGGAACGGTCTGATCGAAACTTGGCCGGGTGCAAACTGTGTGATGAATTGCGGCAGACCTTCGCGCACCTGACCTGATAGTTCGTCGGGGTCGCCTTCGGTCCAGAGAGAGGGCGTCAGTTTCAGTCCGTTGTGGGTCGCTTCTTCAAATTCGTGGATTTGGCTGAAGGAAGGGGCGATGATGGTGCGGTTGTTGGACGCGATTTCAACCTGCACCATATGGCGCCAGCATCGGGTACGTTCGCAAAACTCGATTGCGGCCATGCGCAATTCAAACTCTGCAACTGGATCGGGGCATCCCGGTACATGGGGCAGGACGTAGGGCAGAAGCGTGGATAGCGGCGTGTTAGGATAGGACATTGGCTCACCCACTCGGCTGCATCATTGCGGACAGGGACATAGTGGCTTCGCCTTGCGCCAAGGCTGACAGGGCTTCCTTGAAGGCGCTGCTGTGCATGGCTGCGCGGGCTTGCGATGCGGCCATTCCAGAGTCCTTCGCAAAGGCGCGGTAAATCACATAGTCAGACAGGATCGGTCGATACAGATCAGGCAGCCCGATGAGATCGGTTTCAACGGCAATCGGGGCCGGAATGACGCCGACAACAGCTTCGATCAGGCCAGTTCCCGTGTTGCCGGGGGCCACATAGAAGTGACGCGGGTCAGCCAAATCATAGATTACATGGCGAACCGTCTTTGCGAACATGGCTTCATTGCTTTGCCATCCGGGTATGGTGGAGTCCAAGAGGTCGCGGCTTTTCAACGGTCTGATGGTCGCGCCTCCCACCGGCCCATCTTCATCGGTATGCGCCACCAAGAGGTTGCGCGTGACACGCGATAGCACGGTGTATTGTTCGGGCAGAGTCTGAAGGGTTCCAAGGCCAAGGGCCAGCGTCACGGTATCAGTGGCGGCATTCGGCTTCATGGTCACAATGGCCTTTAGGCCATCGTTGATATAGCTGATGAGTTCATCCTTCGGCCATCGCTTGTGGTTGGCATCCAGAAGG